TTCATTATTAAGTTCATTATTAAGTTGCCAATCAGTCACTAGGGAAGCGTCTGCAGGTCCATAGGGTGTGGACTTAGGGACGCTAGGTATGTACAGACAGGCATTATCGTATTGTCTATGTGACACTAGGTATCCTGCATTGACTAATTCGTTCTTTGATCTTACAATAGACCTAATAGATAGGCTTGTAGCTTTTGCTAAAGTTTTATTAGATGGCCAGCAAGCTTCCTTTTCTTTCCAGTTGTAGTACTTAGAAATGGCTAATGCTGTAAGTTTTGCATTGCTTGTTAATTCTGAAGCAAATATTGCCTCATGGTAATCAATTACCTTCATTGTTATCTCCTTTCTGGTGAGATAACCTAATTATATAATGCTATATTCCTTATGTCAAGTCTACTTTTCTATAAGATGCAAAAGGATTTCATGCTGTCTTGCTTCAAGTCTGGTGATTTGATCCTTGAGAGATGAGCCTGAATTTGGGACAAGTTCATTTAAATAGTGCTTTACTAACCATCTAACCATTGCTATTAGTTGTATTTGAACTAATATTATTCCGCCTATTATCGATAAAGCCATATGCAAACTGTTCATAATGAATCAAATGCCAATCCAACTAAATCTAATATATCTGAAGCTCTTTCTGCGTACTCCTCAAATGCCTGCTCACCTTTATCTATAATTTGTTCAATAGCTTCTGGGTGTGATGAACTGATTCTAATGTTGTATATAGGATCTACATTTACTTTATCACCAGCAATATATACGACTACAATTGCTTGAGCATCTATATCTAATGAGCCTACAAGGGATTCCTGCCCAGCATTGCCAGGCATAACATCCATTATGCTTTGAGCATACTCAATTGCTTGCTCAGTTATATCAAATTTAAATTCAGGCATTAAATCTGTCCGTCTATAAGAATAGCCCTATACTGATATCCATCCTTCATTCCCATTGGTCCAAGGTATGGTGCTGTTCTAGTAATCTTCCATTGCCCGCCTTCGTAAATCTCTTCAGCGTTGGCATCAATTACATTAGACAAATAAGCATTAAGTTGCATTTTGCTCTGAGATTCTATGACTAACTCGCCTAGCAAATTAACAGACAGTATCATTTTTACCTGTGTAGGAGCTTCAACGTAAACATTTTCTGTTACTGAACCGTCCGCAGATGTTACTACTGTATAACCGTACAATTCGCCAGTATATGGATATTGTTTAGTTGTATTGGCTTTCATTAAACACGCTTCCAATCAAGGTATGTTGGCCACTGGAATATTTTTCCAGTTGTAATACTGCGTGGCTTATTAAATGATAAGCCTTTAGCTGCAAATACTGCAAGTGGTGCAATGAAAGGAGCTGACATAGCTGCATTAAAATTCTGTGCTGAATCGCCAGCACCAACAGAATTTGATGCAATCTGTGTGTAAACAATGCCTTCATTTTCAAACATATAAGCTGATTGATAGGCAGTCATCTTATCTAAAATTAATAGGTCTGATGGACTATCAATGTCAATCTCATCCTTGCCTACAAATATTTCAATAATTGCCTGTGCTCTTTTAATTAAAGGCATAGTTACATCTGCATCTGTATATTCTTTTACGTTATTAACTGTTGTAAACATTATCTATTTCTCCTTCCTAGTTCACGCACTCTGATAGTATGTGATGTTGTAAAGTCTAGCTTTCCTGTCCCGCTCATTTTAAGTTGCAAGATATAATCACCAGCGTAATCAAAAAGACTACGAGTTGTTGGCCACTCAAAAATAATTGATCCAAGATCCTTTGCGGCTGTATTTAGAGTTGCACCTGTAAGGCTTATCTCTTCATTTCTTGTTCCTAACATGACTACTTCAATTGTAGTATAAGCAGAGAGGTTTGCGTTATTTCCATCCTGGTCTTTTACTTGAATCGAAAGAGGTCTGGCAGGAATTTGGTCTATCCAGTATTGACTAATCATTTGATTACGTCCTCTCTTATATATAGTATTGGGTCTACATGTATCAAGTAAACTACTACCTGATCTTCTGAAGCAACATCTGGCCTGCTATTTGCAAACATACCAGCACTTGCTCTCATTGGGCTTATTGCAATTGTAGAACCTGGTTTTACAATTGTAGCATTAGCAGTCAATGGCAAAGCAAGTATTGTTCTTGTTCCACTGCTAAATTGTGTTTCAACTATTGTTGCTGTAGCAATCATAGATTGAACTGTAATATTATTAATTCTATCTGGAATCGCAACAGCATTTGGCAATTGAGCTATTGCTGTCAAAGCAGTAGGTCTAATTACTGTTCCTTCAAGAACTTCTCTGTTAGATAACCAGCGGAATCCTCTAGTAGGCATTGATGGCTTTTCAAATGTTACCATTGGATATTGCCATGAATATGTACTAGTAAAGAAAACACCACCAGTTGGAACAGTTTGGAATGAAAGTCCACCATTTTTATTAATCTTTCTAACTTTATTTTGGCCTCTTATACCACCTTGTTCTTTGCCATCATCACCATCATCAAGGGTAAATGATGTACCAGTTTGTTGTAAAAGATGCATTCCATTAACTGACCAATATGGAGTTTCAGTTTCAACAAATTCTTGAAGCAAAAGATTATTCTTTTGGCCTTCAGTAATTGCTCCATTTTCAAAAGCATAATTTACCCAGTAATCACTTGTAAGTTCTACTGAAGCTGTTTCTGAAACTTTATTAATTTCTTCAGTAAAGTTTACATAGATCTTACCACCAACTTGTCTTCCGTCCAAAACATCTCCTGGACTTACAACAATAGATTGTGCGTAATTTCTGTAAGGGTTTTCAATTAAGTCTAATCCTCTGCGAACAGTATTAGCAAATGCTGTAATGATTGTTCCAGCTTTTACATTTTCAAATGGAGTAGCTTGATAGCCATTTTCGTTATTATCTCCATTAACACCAGTGCTTGAAATAACAAACTCATCTCCAACTGCTAAAGCATCCTTATGTTCATATTTAAGAAATATTCTATCTGGACCACCAAAACGGAACTCATCTGTATTTCTCCAAAAAGCAAGTTCTTTTGTAACTAATGAAGGATAGTCAGTAATACCTGGGTATGTATTAACAATTCTAGTTCTATTATTTTTCCATGTATCGTACCAACCAAGAGGCTCATCGTATTCTGGAGGTGTTGGAAGATTTAAATCTCCAATTCCAAACATTTGAGTAGGAGCATATGGATCGCTGTAGTCACCTTGACCAATGTTGTCATCCATATCTGGGACAGTCTCAACACGATCTACAATCTTAAGGTCAAGAGCAAGCTGAGGAGTTGCAACCATCAAAGATATACCAGTATCTACTGCAGCACGAAGGCTCTTTACAAACTCTTCAAATATAAATGACTCTCTTAGATTAAAGTATGAGTCAACAACTTCTGCACCTGCAAAGCCGTCCTTTTCAATTGCTTCATTTGGGTAGTTCTTAAACATAATCATGTCAAACTGAGACAAGTCAATGTCATTAAGCAGATCAATATATCTAGGTGCATCTGTGACTGGGTCTCTAAATGTTCTACGAGTATTAAACAAAGCAATAGGTGCTTGCTCTGTTCTTTGGTAAGGACTTACTGTTGTTATAAAGTTTGTTGTACCTATATTGTCAACACCGTAAGCTTCCTTTTTAACAAGGTCTGAAACCCAGTAACCAGTAACATCTACTGGGAAAACATCCCAACCTTCATATTCTTGAGGTGGTCTAGTAAAGTAATCAAGCGTTGTAAGTTCATCTGATGATTCAGTACTTGTAAGTCCTGGGTATCTTGCTGAACCTTGTTCAACTGCTGTAGGCCAGAAGTAAAGCATTAGTGCTCTTCCTCTATTTCCTGCAGCCTTTGATGCTTGCCCAATTACTGCTGTTGCAGTAGCTGGTGCAGCTTGGATTGGCTCGTATTTAATTGATGCTGTGTAATGTTCTGTTATGTTCTCTGAGTCAACAAAGAATGCTGCGTCATATGACCATGCAGATGTCTCAAAGTCTGATTGCCATCTTGGATTTGAGTTGTTAGATCCAATAATGTATGGGCGTATTCCTGCGCCTCTTACAAATTTGCTATCTGCAAAGAACTGTATATCTAGTTCTCCATCAATCCAGAACTGTACACGGCCATCAAATCCGTATTGGATGATAATGTGGTGCCACATTCCGTCTGCAATTGATTTGTTTCCAGTAGCTGTAATTAAGAAATCAGGGTGAGAGACAAGTTTTACATTGTCAGGGTGAGCAAATATTCTGCCTCCTCCAACGCTCTGGGTAACACGAGTTGCAAACAGCTTACCGTCAAGCAAACCTATAGAAGATGTAGCGCTTTGGTAGCTAGTAAAGCTTCTCTGGTATCCTTGTGCAATTACTTGATCTGATTTTGTAGTCTTAAATGTAAACTCAAGGCTATATCCATTGTTTGCAACATATTCATTCTCGCCTATTGCAAACTGTATATTTCTAAATCTAACCGCTTTTCTTTCGTAGTCATCAAATGATCCAACCTCAAGCAAAGGTAAAGGTGTAGCTGTTTGGAAGCTATTTGTTGCATTTGCGTACACAATGTTTGTGCTTGTATTTGTTGGATCATCTAGTACAATGCTAAGAGGCAAGTTATTAATAATTTTATTTGTATTTGCCCCGCTTAGATTCTGTGTAACATCATCAAATAACTTTAAGAAAGCATTAGCTGAAGATGAGCCAGTCTCACTGGCAACATTACTAGTTCTAAATCTTTCTCCATTGACTACAGAGTGCTGTAGGAATAGCTTCTGGTACCAAATATCATCTGTAATTAGTTTGTATGCAGGAGGTACTATAAATGCTGCTCTTGCTGGCATTTGCTGTGCATTTACTAAACCACCACGAGTTGATGAAAATGCTGGCATTACCATTTCTGCATTTGCAATAGAAGGGCTGGCATTCCAGAATCCTGGGATTAATACTCTAGCATTTGGGAATGAAGCTGATGCATCCATGTGAAGAACTTGTTGATTTTCTCCAATGTCAAAGCCTGGATTCTCTCCTTGTGCAGATGCTGTCATTGCATTTGCTGTCTGGCTTACATTTTTAATAGCAGCAAAGTTAGGCTGTTGGAATAATCCCGTTCCTGTTGCAGGACTAATTGGCACAAATACATTAGGCAAGAAGGCTGAGGCAGTCATTGCTGGTTGTGCAATTGTTGGACCAAACCCAGCTGCCACAGCTGGCATAGGAAGTGATGCACTTGCTGTCCAGGCCATATCTAAATCTACTGCTTGGAATATTTCTAATGCTTCCTGGGCAGTAAACGCTGTATTAAATACAGCTACTTCATCAATAGTTAAGTTTCTAGTTGCAGCAGATGGAGCAGTATTTGGAACTCCACCAATTGTAAATTGTCCAGAATCGCTGAATGTATGTGTGGCAGATGTATTAATTGCTGCTTGTACGCCATCTACATAAAGAATTAAATTGGATCCATCCTTAACACCAACGAACATGTGATAAGCATTATCTGCATAATTTACAGTTGATGTTGCATCTTCAGTTGTAGTGCCATTTGAAGATCTTAAACGCATTGTTCCAGTTGCCTGCTGCTGTAAGAACATACCAGTACCTGATGTACTACCAAATCCTGCAGTTCCAGCTACTCCGTTAATTCCAGCAGATGCAAACTTAGCGTATACAACCAATGTTTGCTTATTGTTTGTACTAAATGTTCCAGCTGTTTCACTCCAACTACCAACAAATTGTGTGTCTCTATTTGTAATATTATATGATTTGTAAACTGGGCTTGTAATATTTTGAGTAAAGTTAGTTCCTTGTGTAGTTACGGCCAAAGTAGATGATCCAGTATTTACAGGAGCTCCTGTTGCTTCATCCATCTTAAAGTAGAATTTAGGTGACTTAGCTTCTACATAATTATTAAATGAATCGTTTCTTGAGAATGCAGGATCAGGCATTGCCGCTGAAGCCTGTAAGATTGGTAATCCGTATGAATATATATTAGCAATTTGAGTAGATGTAATATTTGCTGATGTTCCAATGTAGAATTGTGAGACATACATTAGTTCTGTAGGACCAGCTGCTCCACCACCAAATTGAGTGGAAACAAAATCTGACATTGAATGGGTAACGCTTACAGTCCCCTTAGATACATTGTCTACCCAAAGCTGCATTGTATTTCCAGATTTGCGAACTGCTACATAGTGCCAATTGCCATCAGTATAATCTGTTGAAGCTATAATTTCATGATCTTGATTTTGTAAAAAGGCATTAACGCTAATGTATCCAGCATCTGTCCATTCTAAAAGTAAATACTCTGAAATACCTGAATTATAAGCAGTAAAAATATTTGCATATTCTGCAGTTGTTTTCTTTACCCAGAAACCTAATGAAAAGTCATCATCTGTAAATTCTGTTGTTGCCGCTGCTGAACCAAATGAATTGACAAATTCAGCTCCGCCAGTAATTCTTAAAGCGCCACTTCCTTGAATTCCATCAGTAATATCATTTTTAGAAGTTCCACCGTAAAGATATGCAGCATTGCCACCAGTTCCATAGTTTGTAATGCTCTTTTTGGCATTAAATTTATACCATTGTTCTAGAGTCAAGGTAGACATGTAGCCATCTAGAAGAGTAAAGTTGTCTCTGGTGCTATTAAAATGTGCTCCAGATGCAGCAGATGCTGTTAATGGTGTTGCCGTAATTGTTGATGAAATTAATATTGAAGGTTGAACTGCTAATGCTGATGCAGTTAATGCTGTAGTAGTTACAGTTCTATCTGCAAATGTAGCCATGTGGTTAGCTACAAATGTAGCAACTTCTGCATTTGTTAATCCAGAACCACTATAAAATGCATAAAAGTCAATTGTTGCTTGTGAATATGCAAATGGATTTCCACCAGATGTATTACAGTATGATCCTAAATTAACAAATCCACTGTAATTTAAATTACCAATACTTGTTGCACTTCCTTGAAGAATTCCATCTACATAAAGTCTAAAACCAGTAGAACCATCCATATAAGACATAACAACATGGTGAAATTTTCCATCACAAAGATTAGCTAATGAATATACTCTTTGATTATTAGAACCAGTAGATACATATGCCATTAATTTTCCATCTGGTTGAATAGCTAATTGAGAATCATTTAATGAAGCAAATAAGTCTACATCTGTTGAAGGAACTGAACTTTTCTTAAATACTATTTCGTGTATAAAATTGGTAATACCATATGCGCCACCCCATTGATGAAGTACACGACCATCTGAGCCAAAGTCATAAGAAGCATTTCCAGTTAAAGAGCTGGCATTTTGTGTTACAGTACCATATTGAGCAGAAGATACAGTTATAGAACTTTTGTTTGTTTTTTCAGTCGTTGATGTATCTAAATTTGTTGCAAATGTAAAGTTTGGTTCTGCTTGAGCTACTGTATATAATGACATAAAAATAGGCTGCTGGCGTTACGCCGCAGCCCGTACTCCAATTCGGTTAAATTCTGGGTTAATTGCTGAAATGCTGTGTCCGCCTATAGAAATAATTGGAGCAAAGGAGAGGTTGGAGACTACTGGAGTAAATATATCACCAGAAAGAGACTCTACAGTAGTTTGGACTACGACTATACAAGCATTTGCTTGAAGTGCGCCAACCTCTACCTTTGCATCCATGCGTAATTACCTTACGCTACTGTGATTCGAACTATACCAGTTGAATCCCATGTAATTGTGAAGTTACCATTGGTTGATGACTGATCTGAACCAAAGTCAACATATCCAATGAGAGCTGATGTGCTTGCTGTGCCTGTTGCATCATATACAACTGCATAACGAGCTGTGATAGTTGATGAAGCCCATGTAACATCTGCAGCGTCAAGAACGATTACGTTTGTGCCTGAATCGTATGTTGCTGTCTTTGATGCTAATGTATTTCCACCAGCTGTGTAGCCTGTACCTGATACTTCGTATGTAGAAACATCGTTGAAGTAGTCATGTGTATCTTGGCTAGGTGTGTAAGATGAAGTAAGTAGAGCGACCTTGATTGTATCTGAGTCGAAGTCTACTTCCTTATTGAGTGCCTTTAGAAGGAAGTTTCCGTATAGTAATGATGGCATCTGCTATTCCCCCTTATGATGCAGTCTTGCGGACCATTGCGAACGCCTCTGGAGCTGCAACAGCAAATCCACGACGAACACGAGTCTTAAGCAAGACGCCATCCTTTGAGAAGTCTGCATCACGAGAGATTGCAGATTCTACTGTGCTACGAACACCATTAATCATCATTTGGCGGTTACCAACGATAAGTAGTGGGTCTCCAGTTGGAGCAGATGTTGCTGCTGCTGAAGTTGCTGCACCGTATGAGATTACCAATGGGTATCCAAATAGTGATCCTGGACGAGCACCTAGTGGATCTGGAAGAACTAGGTTTCCACCTGTTGTTTCCATCTGACGAATTAGGTTAAGCATCTTTGGGTGAACAATAACAACTGTGTTAGCTGCATCGAAGTACTTTGACTGCTCTGCAAGACCAAGAGCGTTAGAAATATCTGCAAACTCTAGATCTCCTGCTGTGTTGATAATGTTTGAAGCTGAGTTGTATGTTGCTAATGCACGGTATACAGATGTGAACGGCTGTCCGTCATCTCCGTCTGCTTCAGCTGTTACGCCAAGGCATGCATTGTCATACTTACGAGCCCATTGTGAAGCCCATTCTCTCTTGTATGTGTTGAGTGTGTCAACGAGTGAATCATTAACATCTTCCTCTGAAATGTTGAAAATCTGTGCGTATTTCTTAGCTGTAAGAACAACCTCATCCAGAGTTGTATCTGAATTAGGAATGTCTACGCCTTCTGCAACGATAACTGGTGCATCTGATACAAAGCGTGGAACGCCTTTTGTACGAGATGACATGTTCTCACGACGAGCAAATGCTTCTACTACAGAGTTAGCAACTGTTGCTTGAATAGCAACTGAGCCTTTTTCCTCTGGAATATAACCATTACCTTCGGTGAGATCTGTGCGACCTGCGGCCATAGTATTTCTCCTTTTAGTTAGTTAATTTAGGTTTTTGAGTATATAATCGTCCGAATATATTAATCGCAACCCAAATGTCCATTCGGAGCTGCATAAGACAATTATACCGTACTTATTATTTCTTTAATACCATTAAAGCTTGTAAATCTGATGCAGATTTAGGTACTTCTAATGAAGCAGTTACTCCTGAGTCAGCTTTTCCAGCTACAATGAATTTTGGATCAAACAATTCTGGGAAATCTGTCTTTAATATTGCAATTTGCTCATCAAGTCCAGCAATCTCAAAATCTTCAGTTAAAGATAATGCATCCATCTTAATATACTTATTTAGTCTATCTCCATGGGCAATACCTAATGATGCAAGATGTTTATTTACATGTTCCATCACTAACTTTGACTGGAATTGGGAAATCTTGGAGACTGATTCATTTATCTGTGCCTCCAAGGCTTCCTTCTCCAATCTAAACTTCTTAGCTTCCGCCTTCGCTTTATCTAAAGCTTCTAGGACGGCTTTAGGATCACGAATTTCGTCAGATGTACCTTCTACGATATTCTGTTCTTCCATTTGTTATTCTCCTTGATTATTTTGCTCAGCAGCGGCTTGCTCCAGAGCTAGGTTGTTCGTATTTAATCCAGTTCCACCAAGAGCAACTTGTGTTGCTGCCATGTCTGGTCTATTTGCCATTGCTTCATCAGAAATGATCTTTGCAATCTCTGGATCATATCCAAGTTCAAGAAGAATCTGTTGCAAAGGAACTCCAACTGACTTCTTACGAACTGCGATATCCCATTGGTCTAATGAATCGATTGACTCAGGTGACTTCCAGTCAATATCAACATCAGCAATAATGCCTTCGACCTTAAGCATGAACTTAAATAGGTCTCTCCATGTTGAGCCTAATGCAAGCTGGCGGTTAAGAACCTTCTTGAATAGTGGTGCTTCTGCTACACGCAAAGCCTGTCCTGATGGAAGGTATTGTGTTGATGAGAAGTAATGAACTGGTGTTGATGTAATTGCAGCCATGTCAGAAACAAATTCATTTACAGGATTTGTAAATGTTGATGGGTCTGCTGCTGGGAACTGCCCAACAGATTGAACGCCTTGCAAGTACCAAAGTTGTCCTGGACCATTTTGAAGTGCTCCAATGTTCTCTCTAGCTGTATCATCTTCTGAGAAATCATCTATTTCAGATGAACTTCCACCATTTGACAATGCATAACGCTGTGGAGCACCTTGGTAGTCCACTGTCATCATGTGAGTTGATATCAGCTTGTTTATGGCATCTTGAGGACCAAATGCATCAGCATGTTCTGGTCTTCCGTATGGCTTATTTGTTCTGAAGTGGAAAACTGGAATTTCATTCCAAGGATTGACCACAGTTTCAACTAAAGTAAGATTTGGAAGTCCATTTAGAGAATCAATCTCACCTAGACCTTCATACTTCTCAATTCTATCCTTGTAATACATGTTGATCTTAATAACTTTACGATTAGCAGCATCTGTAATCTGCCACATCTTTGTTGCAAATGACTTAATGCGTGGGTTTTCTTGATCATAAACAAGTGTAGTTGTCATAGGTGAGTTGTAATCTATTGCTAGGTTTCCGTCCATATCTGGCCA